TTGTCCCACAAACCTTGAGCATGAACAGTAGGTGCTTCTTTGTAAGTAATCATTTGTTTTGTCCCTTCAAACAGTTTTCTTCAATAAAGTCGTGTAGTTGTTCAAACGCGTTATTGTATTGTTCCATCGTGTTAGCAATCTGCATTTCACGATAAATTTCGAGCAACGCCCAAATCTGTTCCTTAGACATTATGCACCTGCCTTTAGGCTATTTGCAAGATTTGAATAATAACGAAGTTCCATAACCAAATTGTTGTAGTTTGTTTCGTTATCTTTTTCTAGAATTGAATTTATTTCAATAAGAATTGATTCAACTTCTGAAAGTGTATATTCGATATTCATTTGTTTTGTCCTTTGTTTGTCCATATCAACCTTTTGGCTGATAAGTCAAGTATAGGCGCAAATAGTCGCTCAAGCAAAGCATTTAGGAAGTGTTTTTAGGTTACAGTTTGATAAACAATTTAGAGCAGTTTACGGATAGTTACTAATGGTTACAGCAACCCCAGACTCCCCCACAGCATACTTCTTAGACACTTCAAGCCTTACAACCTGTGCATCATCCCCCCAAATACCCCCAAAACTACAAGAATCCATAAGACTTCTTAAAACCTTATCCAAATCAGGTGGCACAGTAGGGTAAGCCCTAGTAACAGTCTTCTTACGAGTCAAATAAAACACTGCTTCTAACTTGACTGGCCCTTCAAACTTACTCAGATCACCTGAATCAATCATCGCCTGCTTTACCGCTTCACTGACCGCTTTACGCCAGGCAGGCAGTTTAGGTGAGCTCTCAACAATCAAAGGAATGTTATTGCCGGCAGCAGTCCGCCTAGTCCCCACATACTTTTTAGAACCCTGTGGCGCAGGATCAACCCCAAACACAGTAAAACTAAAACTATCTCTTCCCATACCAATTCACCAACATAACAAACCAAATAAAAACCCCTACCAAACCATTTAAGGCTGATAGGGGTTGCGGGGTAGCAAGCGCGTTATTTAGAAATAGGAAACCTATAACGAAGCCAACACCCCAATTCTGCATCTACTAAAAGGGAAGGTCAGTAGCGACAGAAACTTTAGGTGCATCAGCAACAACAGCATTATTTACATCCAACTTGACTTTACGACCAGGCTTACCAGTCTTATCTTCAAAATCTTCAATCTTCGCTGAAAGTTGCCCTGTAACAGTAACATCCGCATCAAGCGCAATGTTATGTGCCACAGCAAACCAGACAGTCCATGTTCTTGTGTAATCTTCACCGGTAGCCGACTTATAGGATTCGACAAGCGACAATCCTTGACTACTAGCACCGAAAACTTTATTTACTTTACCTGTTACCTTGACCTGAGCCATAGTTTCTCTTTTCTAATAATTGTTTGAGTATTACCTAAACAGTCTAAAGCTAGGATGCGACAATATGTGTATCATTCATACAATCCCGATGCCCACAAACCCTATCCCCAGGCTTCAACATTCTGCCCTGCTCATCAATCGGATTCAAATCCTGATCTACAAGCCCTTCATGTGGCATACAACGCAAATCCCCATAATTGATTACAGTCTGCTTCCGAGCCCGACAGTTGATGCAAAGAAGATCCTTACGACCCCGTTTCTCAGCTGCAACAGTCCAAACAAAACAACATCTACGACACTCAACCCGATTATCTTCAACCACCAAATCAGTCTAAACCAAATTCTCTGTAATACGACTAAACGCATCCTGAGCAACAAACTTAGCTGCACCAGTCTGACCATGCCTATTCTTAGCGACAACTAAAAAGAAATCAGTGCCATTCGCATCAGGATTATCTTCAGGCCTATGCTTACGCCTAATCATCAACACAACATCAGCATCCTGCTCAATAGAACCAGAATCCCTAAGATCACTCAACTGCGGTTTACCGCTATTACGAGACTCAATCTCACGATTCAACTGAACAGCAGTAACAACCGGAATATCTAACTCCAAAGCCAACTGCTTCAAAGCCATAGAAATAGAACCAATCTTCGCAGTCTTATCCTTATGCTGAACATCATCCTGCATCAAACCCAAATAATCAATAAACACCGCATCCACAGGCCGAAACTTAGAAGCAGCACTAATGTAAGCACGCACCATGTTTGGAGTCAATTTAGAAGAAGCAACAACACCCAAATTATTGCCCAACTTCACCGAAGCCCTGCCAACATCATCCCTAGCCCAAACAATGCCATCAACAGTCTGCAACTCAAAATCAAGTTCATTATTAGCGATAGCCGAATAATCAATACTCAAAACCTGCGCCAACAACCTATGCTGCAACTGCAAAGCAGGCATCTCCAAACTAAAATACAAAACATGCTTACCAGCCTGAGCCAAAGCAAAAGCAGACTGCAAGGCCACAATAGTTTTACCTTCACCAGGCCGACCAGCAATCACATAAAACCCTGAAGGTCTCCAACCACCAATTAACTTATTCAACCGCTTCCAAGAAGTCGCAAGAAAAGGCGGTCTCGAAGCCATCTCAACAACATACTCGGAATGAAACGACTCAGGATAACTAATCAACAACTGAGCTTGACTACCCGAAACCTTATCAACCGCATTCAAAGCACCAGACACTAAACCAGAAACATCAACACTAGGATCATTAGCCTGCTCAACCAAAATCCTGCCAGCCAAACCCAACTCACTCTTAGCCCAAATAGCCTTCAACTGAGTGGCATGAAACTTCACAGAATCAGCAGAATACCCAGCCAAACCATCACACTCAAAAACACGCTGAATATGGCGTGAATCCAAGCCAGCATTAACAAGCAAAACATCCGGCACAGCACCAAAATTACGAATCTCACAAATACGACTAAAAATAAGTCGATTCAAAGCATCATCAAAAAATTCTGCAACAAGCTGTAAATCATCCCAAACTTTAGGAAAACGAATCACACCACCCAACACAGCGTTTTCAAGTTGCAACCTGGCATCAATCATTGATAGCCCTACTCATCCAATCATCACCAGAATCAATCTGATCTAACCAAGATTCCTGCTCTAACCAATTACAAGCAAGTTTCACAAACTTCAACTCACGACCATAAACAGCATCCCTATAAGCCCGCGTAGCGGTCAATAGCGTATCAATAGAAACATTAGGTATAAGCATAAAAACCTGTTCAGCCTTTTTACGAGCTTCTTTACGCGGATAAACACTCCAAAAATCTTCAAAATCTTGATTTGTTAAAGTTATTTGTTTCTTTATTTGTTTAACCCCTGTTTGTTCCATAGGGTGTCCCCCTGTTTGACGGGTAGGGTGTCCCCCTGTTTCACCATAGGACTCCTGCAAAACAATAGGGGTCTTAGAAACAGTTATTTTATATACATTAGTTCGACCTTTACGAGTCTCCACAGAAATCAAACCACGCTCAACCAAGACACGAACAGCCTTACGAACAGTCTCTTCCTGGCGAATTCCAAGCTCGGCTGCAAGGGTAGAAACACGCTGATATGCTCTCGGCTGATGGTAAGCAATTTGAATCAAAACTAAACGCTGAGTGATAGTTAAATCTTTAGGCGCAAATTTTAGAACTAGATCAACAGCATCAAAATTATTCATGGCCAAACCATCTTTTTAAAACAGTTATCTCACAAGCAGGCAAATTACATTCTTCATGCACTCGGCAAACAACCTGAATATCGTAATCACAGGTTTGGCATAAAGTTTTATTACTTGCTTGAGCCCTAGAAATACAGCATTCATAGAGTTCACGCTTAGGAGATTTGCAATCAAAACTTATGTGATTGAGCCTATTTTCTCCCCAAAATTCCATCCAATAATTGCTTTTTGTCTGATTACATGACTTACAGGCAGCAACCAGATTAGAAGAGTCATCAGCTAACCAAAGCCAATCTTTAGGCCAAGCACTTCGTGGAATCCAATGATCTATTTGACCATTTCCTAAAGCAATATCTCTATTGCAATAAGCGCAATTTTCACCATCACGCCAATATACTGCTTCCAAAATCTGTAAACGCATATCTTCATAATCGCGTTCAAAAGAATTTTTTACAGTAAATCGCAGTTCAGAATCAAGCTGTATCAGGCCATGCTTTTGGATTAGTTCAAGGCGAATATGTTTCCTAGTATCAGAGAACCAAGAATGTATAAAATCGCGGTCAGCAATGTTCAATTTGTAGCCTTTCATTCGGCTACTCATTGCTAGAATGAGAATGCCGATAGTCAAGTTATCGGTTTACAGGGTCAGTTCATCTCTCGGGACTGATCCTGTTTTTATTGTATAGGTAACACTAGCATTCATACTCATTAACAGCTCGAAGTCTGTGATTTGTTTAGGTTTCTTAGCGTATTTCAACCCGATAACATGATTGCGGTTCACACAGTCTTTCAAACCACATAGGCGTTCACCAGGCAAAAACAGTTCCCCAGAAGCATCTATTGGCCGCCACAGGTCATCAAGTTCACCGGTGTAGGGGTAACAGACTAATAAGTCTAAAACAGCGTGTATAGTCCTTACAGC